CAAATGGTGTCAATGGTGCAGTGACTTTGTTGAGCACGACAACGACTGCTTTAGTTATTGTATTTCCTAGCACAGCGGGATGGTTTGGTAGTTTTATCTGTGTGGGTATATAAAATTTATGACCGTCTCCACTTCTCTCAATAAAATCATCTATCAGGGGAACGGCGCCACAACCGTATTCCCGTTCACCTTCCCGGGCGTAGCCGCAGCTGATATTCAAGTATTCTTCACCGATGTCCTGGGCAACGTCACCCTTCTAGCTGCTAGCTCCTATACCCTTTCGTTGAATGCTCCAACAGGCACCAACCCCACAGGTGCCGGGGGATCGGTCACCTACAACCCGCTAGGCGTACCGATCCCCATCAACACCAGCCTGACTATCCTTCGAACCCTCCCGTTGGTGCAAAGCACTTCCCTAGCAAATCAGGGAACGCTTTACCAACCAGTGGAAGAGGCTGCGCTCGACTACCTAATGATGACCGTTCAGCAAACCGCGGAGATTGGGAATCGAGAACTAACTGTTGCGGTGTCCGACCCACCCCCGAATCCGCTCCCTGCGGTAGCTGCTAGGGCTAACCAGGTCCTTGGCTTCGATGCCTCTGGCAATCCGATAGCGGTCTCATCCCTTCCAGCTGGAACCGTGTCCTCTGCGATGCAACCGGTGGTCAATGCCGCTACCCTTGCTGCTGGTCGAAGCGCCTTTGGCCTTGGTTCGATCGCAACGGAGACCATTGGCCTTGGGCTTCAAGATAATGGCGCAAATGCGATTCAGACATTCTTCAATACGGTTGCGGATTCAACCAACCAAACCGTAACTTCATCGTTTCACCAAAACATCCGTGCAGCAACAGGAGCCCTCAACTATACCCTTCCCAAAGCCTCAACTCTGTTCAATGGTTTTGGCTTTTGGGTATATGCCTTAACTGGCGCAATAACCTTTATCATTAACGCTGCCGACGCTTTCTCTGGCGCAGGCACTGGCGCTTCTCTAGTTATTCCGCCTGGATCAAGAGTCTTCGTCTCCACCGATGCCGCTGGATCGGGTACTTGGTACATTAGGCCAAGTGCTCTTCAAGGGTTTAATGCCCCACTTAATCTCCAGCTGAATGCTTCTGCCGGTAGCGGCAGTGCTTTGATTAATATTAAGGACGCGAATGGCAATGATCCTTCTCCTGCTTCTCCTATAACTGTTGTCCATTCCTTCAATGGTAATGCGACTCCTCGTGCTATAACAGTTCCGTTATCATTGACAATACCTAGTGGAGCTAGCCTTGGCACTGTTAGTGGTCAGGCTTTCAGAATTTGGGTTGGGCTTTTCGACAATGCTGGAACGCCTGTTCTTGGTGTTTATAACTCTCTTTCAGGAACCAATGTTCAGTCTTGGAATGAGGCCGCCCAGTCGCCTGGAGTAGCTATCTCAGCTGGGGCAACCCAAGCCCAGACTTGGTACACTAATGGTTCGATTGCACCACCTAAGAGCTTTAGGATCCTTGGTTATTTTGAAGGTGTTCAGGGTGGTGGGGCTTGGACTACAGGTTTATCACTAGTGCAGCTCTTTGGGCCTGGGATTAAGCGGCCGGGGGATACGGTTCAGGAAGCTCCTACTAAGATCTCTGCTTCTGGTTCGACAACCAGCTCGACGTTTGTGGCTTTGCCTAACCAAACTGCGATTATTGGTATCCAATCGGCAGCTAATCTAATTCGGGTCGAGGCTTGTGGCCAAGTGTCTTCTGGTGGTAGCATTCCATCAAACCAAACTGGGCAGCTGTCTCTATCTCGTGGAACGGTTGCCAACGCAAACCTATTTGGGGATGTCGGTGGTCTATTTGGCGGAATCACTGGCGTTGCATCTGGGGCCTATACCTTCGGTTGCACTGGAGCACTGTTCGGTTATGACCTTCCTAATCAAGTCGGGAACGTGACCTATGCGGTGCAAGGGAATATCACTGGGGGCAACACTCTTACCTTTGGTCCTAATGCTCAAATGCTTGCAAGAGAGATTATGGTTTAATGACCGAAGAATTCGAAAAGCCTCTACATCCCGACTCCGTCTACATCCGCCGGTGTTCGGAGGAGCTAACCTCGATTCGTCAAATGCTCTCTAAGGTTATCAACTACATGGTAGATGCTGAGTCTGAGGTCCCGGAGAAGATGCGGAGGTTCATTATGTATTTTCACGACGTGCATGATATTGTGAATGTGTACGAGGAGCGGGGCCACCAGCCACCTGAGCATATCAAAAGGGAAATGGAGCGTTGTGATGATCGCTACCGACAGTTGTTGGCTCAGGCTCACACTGATGGAGGTGTCTTCGAAAAAGTTCGTCGAGAAATGGCAAGCGACCCAGAAAACCGTTGGGACCATACTCGACTACTAGGAAAGACTTCTAAGCGTGAGTAATTTATCTGATTTTGAATTGGGTTGGCTTGTAGGTATCCTTGAAGGAGAAGGTCATTTTGGCTTTTACACAAGCCAAGTAGTAGAAGTCAATATGACTGATGAGGATACTCTTTATAAGATAGCTTCCATTTACGAGAGAATTCTGGGAGTTCCAATAACTGTTTTGTCCATACCCAAAAAGAGTGGTCAAGAGGTTTTCTCCGTAAGAGTTTATGGAGAACGCGCAAGAACTATCATGCACCTAGTTGTGACTCATATGAGTTATAGAAGGCGCCAGAAAATCTGGCAATGTCTTAATAGCTTTAGGCCAGAGAAGGTTAATGTAGTTGATCTTATGAAGACGCTAAAGAAAGGAGAATCCAAATGACCAAGATCATGCTTCGCCAAGGCCATGCTGATCGAAACGTCCAAGAGGGATTTCATCGAGAGCCTCGGCCTTATGCAGTGAACCAGAACTTTCCATCGCAGCTTGGAACTGCGATTGATCCTAAAGCGGTTGAGCGGTTTCGCCAAGGGGAAGGCTTTCGAGCTCCAATCGGCCCAACCGACGGCCTTGATCAAGGCCCCGGGGCCAATCGAGATGGTGGAAAGCCAGGTTCTCCGATCAGGAAATCCGGAGGACAAGGAACCTACTAATGGCTACTCCCGGGGCTGTGCCAAAGAATACTCCGCTAGGTATGATCCAGTCTGGTGGTAACCCCGGGTTTGGGGGTGGATCTTTAGCCATAATGCAAGAGCTGTCTGGATTTGCTCCTGGGGGAGAGAAGGGGTTTGAGCAAGGCTGGGCTAACGTTCCCCAATCAACACGATCAGCATTTATGGGAGGTCAAGACACGATTCTTGGTAGAAGGCCAAATCGTCCACAGAAGACCCTCTTGGGTCAATAGAAGGAGAATACTATGGACTGGAATCATGCACTAACACTCTTGCTAGTCATCGAAAAGGCCACTGGTCATCCCAGGCTTAGGCCATTGGTCGACGCGGCTGCGGCTGAGCTAGAGGCGATGGATCCGACGGCGAAGCACGAGGAGGAAGAGTAATGGCAAAGGATATCCTCTCTAGCTATGGCCCTGAGCGAAGCTCTGGTGGTGGTGATGCTGATGGAGGGGTTGATATGGACGATAAGGTCGATGTGAATAACTATCGCTCGCCTTGTGGGCCTAGGAATATCGGCGATCCAAAGTCTCCCAGCATCCATGGGAAGAACTTCGACTATTGCGGTAGCCAGGGGCAAGCTTCGCTTCGCTCTCAGTCCTCTGGCTCACCTGGGCTTGGGGGAATGGTCAAGTCTGTACAAGGGAAACATTAAGGCGAGGAGGCACTAATGAGTAAAGATTTTCTTCGCGAGTTTGGTCCTGAGCGCCGAATAGACCAAGACCCTTCTGGGGGAGGAGACCCGGGGCGAAGGGATGTGTTTGGGTATGCTCCACCGGTGGGACCGATTGGGGTTATGGACACTTCGCCGGTTGGCTTGGGCGGAAAGAACCTTGGCAATCGCGGCTCCCAGGAATCTCGAAATGTGTTCGGCGATGGCGCTGGTGGGATGGCTAGCAATGGCCATCGCTGCGTGGTTCAAGGTCGATACTAATGACCTCCCAGACCGATATCGCCAACCGAGCGCTGGCTCTTATCGGTACGCGCTCTCAGATAGCCTCACTTACCGAGCAGAGTAATGAGGCTATTCAAACCAACATTTGGATCGACACCTGCCGGCGGGAGCTCTTGCGGCTTGCGCCTTGGAACTCTGCAAGGAACTACAACTCCTTGACCCTGATTTGTGCCGCTCCAGGTACGCCGGAGAATCCAACCACAGGAGCCCCGCAATGGGTGAAGGGCCAACCCCCACCGCCATGGATTTACGAGTATGCATACCCATCGGATTGTATTCGGCCCCTTTTCGTGGTACCGCAATTCACTACGGGCTTCTCTGGAGGAGTTCCCATCACAACCGCAGTTACTGGAGGGGCTCCACAGTTCTGGAATGGGCCTCCGGTACGGTTCCAGGTTGGGCTTG